AGATACTGCTTGTTAACCTGTTCGTCAGTCTTGGTCACTGCAACAACAGAGATTTCCTTAATCTTGATCTTTGCATCTTGTGGAGCAGAGAACATATAAGGCACCATACCAAAACCTTGTGGACCCATAATAAATGTCATTGGCTTAGACAATGAAAAAGTATTTTCTGTTAGATCGACAAGACGACCAACAACTTCTTCACCAGAGATAAGCTTTAATGAAACCGTATCACCAACTTTATATGGAACTTCAATAAACATTATATTTCCTTTCAATTACTTAATTGTTTTGCAAAAAAATTCAGGGGTAAAACCATCAAAACCACCACCCATATTGAGGTGACGTAGAAGACTTCTACCTTCTTCCTTTTTCATGGAGGTTTTAATTGTAAGACCGGTATTGACTTCAACTAAATCTGAGGTTAAATACATTAAATCATCCTCAAACATTGGATCATTATTATCGACTAGCTTGTAATTCATACGTTCACTCCTTACTTAAAATCATCAAAAGATGGTTTTTTACTTGCTCTTTGTCCAAAAGCTGTATCAGGAGCAACTGCATCATTTACAAGATCGTCTTGTGCAGATTGTTCAGCGTCATACAACTTCATACGTGACTTGTCAACACCAATAACGAAACGCTTGTGCATTTCAGGATCGGCATAACGGTTTTTCAACTGCTTTACCATAATCTGGTTCAACTGTTTAAGTTCGTCTGTTGAAATCAAAGCAAACATAAGGTCTGCCGTTGCAGGAAGACCAAATGATTCTGAGGTATCAGTTAGGCCAACATCGCTGTTGTCATATCCACCACGAGTTGTCTGTGTAGCTGTCACGATAGGAACATTGAATTCCACTGCTAGACCACGAAGTTCTTCAGCAATAGCTTTAACGTAGGTATATGAGTTTACACCAGCACCTTGACGTATACGTGAAGAACTACAGATATTCAGATAGTCAATATAGATAATGTCTGGTACAAAATTTCTCTTGATCTTCAGTTCATTTAGAAGATGACGGAAATTCGCAGAACCAGCACAAGCAGTTGGATATTCCTTAATGATAAGTTTTCCAACTGTTTTCTCACGAAGACGATTAATCTTTTTATCATATAAATCCTTTGGTGTATCGTATAACTGGTCTAGTGGTATATTCAAAAGATTAGCGTCGATACGCTCTGCAATCTTTTCTTCAGCCATTTCCATGGTGATGTAGAGGACGTTCTTACCGTCCAAAAGATTAGCAGAAGCCATATGACACATAGCCAATGACTTACCAACACCAGTACCAGCAAGAATAACGTTGAGTGTCTTACGAGGAAGACCACCCTTAGTTATCTTGTTGAGATATTCTATGTCAAAAGCAATACGCTCTTCTTTACGATGATAGAATTCAAAACGAGAATCTGTGTCTGTTAAGAAGTCATGACCGATAGAAGTATCAAAAGATACTGCAAGAGCGTCTGTCAATAGACTTGGAATAGAACCCTTTGATAGTTGTCCTGAAGAATCGCCAATAATTTCAATAGACTTTGTGATTGCATTAAATATAGCCTTATCTTGACAGAAAGCCTCTGTCTGATCGACAAGCCATTCAATCCTTGAAAGTGTATCTGATTGGTCAGGAATTTTATCAATAATATTCTTACAGTCAACAAACTGTTCATCTGAAATACCAACATAGTTGGACAGATCGATCTTCAATACTTCTTTGGTTGGAAATGCATTGTAAGACGAAACATAATTGTTGATCAATTCAAAGATAACCTGATCGGTCTTTGATTGAAAATATTCTGATTTAAGAAAGGGAATAACCTTACGACCATAATCTTCGTTATTAATTAGGTTATTAAAAATTACATTCTCAAGCGACATTAAAGTTCCTTATAGTATTGTTGAATATGGAAGGCACGACAGGTGCTGTTTTACCAACACCTGTCGTTTTAGTCAATCATTATTATGAAATGACTTCTTCTTCATCTTCAATACTATCGATCACAGAAATAACATCATCTTCTTCTTGAATGATATCACCATGAGCAACACTAAACTTCTTTTCAACGAAGTCACGGAAACTCTGATCCTTTAGAATAGGAAGCCAGAAAGCAGATGTGTTAGTATCATCAGCCTTGACCTTATTTTCCTCGTCAACTTCGCCTGTCTTCATATCAACCTTGGCATAAGCAGTGCTGTTGCCAATCTTAGTCTTTACGATATGACCAGATTCTTCTGCAATGTCAAGAAGACCTGACCACTTTGAAATACCACCTTCATGAAGAACGGTAACAGGAATCTTTGACTTCTCACGCACGTAGCGGCTCTTCTCTACGTTAATGATGAAGTTATATCCAACAAGGTCTTTCTTGTTGTCCTTTTCCTGTTGGCGACCAATGATGAAAATGTTATCGGCTGAGTAGTACGAACCAGTACCACCACCTACAACATCCTTGGCATAAAGTTCAAGTGTCTTGTAAGTATGGTTAACCGCAATCATAGGAATATCCTTGATTGTGAGGTGCGGTGTGATCATACGGAAGAATGACTTTAGCTGCTTAGCACGTGTCATGTCAGTTGTTGACTTACCGTCAAGTGCGTCTTCAACTTCCTTCTTTGAAGCAAGATTACCGATAGAATCGATGATGATGATAACACGCTCATCACGTTCAATTGCTTCGATCTGCTTCATACAATCAAACTTTAATAGTTCAATATCGGTAATTGGTGTGTGCAGTACACGATCCATATCAATACCGAAAGATTCAAAGTATGCTTGTGGAGTACCAAACTCACTATCATAAAATAGTAGCACAGATTCAGGATACTTGTCCATATAGGACTTCGCCATAAGAAGCGAGAATGCTGTCTTAAAGTGCTTTGATGGACCAGCCCACATGGTAAGACCGGGAGTTAGACCACCGTCTAGACTACCAGATAGAGCTATATTAATTGCTGGAATTGGTGTTGGAATCATGTCCTTCTTTGTGAAGAACTTTGACTTTGATAGGACAGAACTGTCCTTGATTGTTGATGATTTTTTTAGTTTATCGAGTAATGACATATATTTTTTCCTTTATATGATCCCTTTTGGGAATAATGTTCTGATCTTTGCTTATTTTTTACGTATGTTTTTTAGCTATTCACAATATCAAGCAATTTGTTTTTAAACTGCTCAATCTTATCAACACGATTTGGCCAATGGATGTAGGCGTTTGTGTCCCCATCCTTAGCCAAATTGTTGAGTAACGGTAGTATTAAACTATACATTTGCTCAACTTTACTTTGGACACTTTCAACGGCACTAGCTACTGCCTTGTTTTCTCTTTCAATGAAGTCGCCTTCACCGATAGAAGAAAACCCAAAATCAAACTCATCATCTAGTTCCAAATTTTTCATTTTTTAATCCTCAAAGAAATCCATAAGAGACGGCTTGTCTACAAGCTGCCATCCAATAGCATCAGTAATATTTGACAACGGGGACAAATATGCTTTTTCGAATTGCGTATGATAATCTATATGACGCTTCAAGTCAAGTTCTTCTGGAACTTCTTTACCACAAGAAATAACTGATGTTCGATATATGTTAGGTTCCTTTAGGTAGCAAAACTTGATCTTGTCACCACTAGAAATCATCTCATATTTATCTTCCAGCTTCATTTTTTTCATCAAATAATTGAAAAAAAGTGACCCTTTTACGTGAATTGGTGTCTTTAATCCAAATATTTTTTCCTTGTCAGCATATTTTTCTAGATCACTGACACCACGAGGGAAGGCAACCAATTCAAATGGACTTGCAAAGAATTGTTTTTCAAAGTCGATCACGTATTGCTGAAGAGTTTTTTCATCTTCATTCATAATAATACTGAGAGAATTTTTAATAGCAGAACGAACAATACCGGGCGTCGAAGAACGAATAGCTTCAATGCCCATCATCTTGAGTTCTGGTTCTTCGTATGATACACCTTCACTGTCATATACGTTCATGATATAACGCTTCTTAGCGATCCATATTGCCTTATTAGCAATATTCTCACGCTTCATGAACATCTTGTTCTCACGTGCATTCATAAGAAGTGCAAGTTCTTCATATGATTTGGTAATGAATGGCTGTAGCTTTTCTTGACAAATTTTATCCAGAAGAGCAACAGTCTTCTTTGTGCCCTTACCGGGGAAGAACTTTTCCACTATGCTATCAAGTCGAATATACACTGAATCGGTGTCAATAGCAACAACATAATCAACATCAGTTGTGTCAAGTAGTTTGTTGAGATAGCGGTTAAGTTTCATTTCAATCCAGCGAATTGATAACTGTCCAGAAGTAGTAATAGACTCAGCAACAGCAGTACTAAACCAGCGAAAGTACTTGTTAGCACAAGCACCATATGCAGAGTTTAGATTAACCTTACGGGTTTGCTGTAGGTTGTTATACTTCGAAATGGTGTTGAGAAGCTTTACATCCTTTGTCTGTGCATACTCTTTCTTTGCATCCATCATCAAACCCTTGTACTGATTACGCTCAATGAACATACGATTCATAAGCTCACCAAGAAAGCTTTGCTTCTCACGGCTGTACAAGGCACCATTAGCAGTCAATGACAGATTGTGTTCATGTGCATATTGTAAAGACTTGAACGTCAGAGTGTTCCTCAAACGCTCATTAGTGGTGTCTAGGAAGCCAGCATCATAAATTGCTAGGAATTCATCGATGTTAAACTCCATGCGCTTCACAAGGTTCTCTGGACCAATACCATACTGCATGATCAAGTGTGGATACAGTGATGTAAGGTCAAATGACACTGGCCACTTGGTCAGACCAACATGCGGGTCTTTCACATAACCACCAACGATAGCATGTTCTGGTGTGTTGGTTTCCTGTGGCTTCACAACCGTGTTGAATGACAACAGATAGTTATGAATGATAACATCCCATAGAAGCACTGAAGTCAATGCATCTTCAAAGTTTACCTTAGCGTCATATGCAATAGCGAACACCATTTCAATCAGCTTCAGCTTGGCTTCAAGTTGATCGATCAAGTCAACGTCATGAATATTGTATTCCATGTATAGCTGAAAGTTCTGTTCATACAGTTCATGGAGTGAACCATATTCAGAATAATCCAACTTGTTCACACCAAGCTCAAGCTCACAGATATAATCAAGAGCATAAGATTCACGAGGCGACAGAATAAACTTCTTGTACACTTGCATATAGTCGAGATTGGCAATACCAACAATCTCGTAACTCTTGTTGACCTTACCCATGATTTCTTGCTCATAGGAATTAATCATGCCCCATGGAGATAGCTTCTTTGAA